GCCATCCACGACTACGAGCCCGAAAACGACTTCCTCGTGGATCGCAGCCGCAGCGAGGGCGAGCGGACCTACTTCAACGTGGCGCTGCGCCCCACCGACAGTGCCGAGAAGCTGTACTTCTCCGTCACCACCCTGTAACCTATAGCGCCCCGCCCATGCGACGGGGCGCTTCCAACACCAAGACAAAAGGAGGTAACTCTATATGGGATTCAATAAGCGCAGAATTTCCCTGCGTGAAGGCACGCTGTATCTGGACGGTACCGCCATCGCTGATGCCGTAAAGTGCGAGGCTGTGTTCACGCCGGAGGTTGCCGAGAGCCGCGCACTCAAGGAGAAGGGCCTGTCCCGCCGCTGGATTGGCTACGACATCACCGGTACCATCACCGAGTATCGCACCACCCCGTGGGCGCGCCAGGCCATCGCCAAGTACCTCAAGACTGGCGAGACGCCTGAGTTCACCCTGACCGGCATCCAGAACGACAAGAACAGCGATTACTTCGAGAAGAACGGCAACATCAAGGAAACCTTGAAAGGCGTCGTTCTGACGGGTGACCTGTCTCTGCTGAACCTGGACGCGGAGGGCGAACTGCTTCAGGACGAGATCGAGTTCGGTGCTGCCAAGCTCGTGTAACTCACCCATCACGGGAGCGCGTCAACACAGCGCGCTCCCGTTACCATAAATCTACCATAAAACACCATAACGACCATCATAGAAAGGAGTCAGGCAACAATGGCAGGCAACGTATTCAGCATTAAGGACTTCATGCGCAAGGAACTCAACGAGGAGCAGATCGTCGAGATTCCAGGCGTCAAGACTTTCTCCGACGCGGACGGCAATCCCATCCCTCTGAAAATCCGTCTGATCACCACCGCCGACCTGAAGCGGATCCGCAAGGCGTGCCACTCCCGCAAGATCGCAAAAGATGCGAAGGGCAAGCCGATCTTCCAGAACGGCAACATCCAGTATGATGACCAGTACGACGGCAACGCCATCGGCGACGAGATGATCGTCCAGGCGCTGGTGTTCCCGGATATGCACAATAAGGAGCTCCTGGATTTCTACAAGTGCAATTCCTCCGTCGAGCTGGTTCATAAGATGTTCGCTCGTCTGGACGAATACACCTACCTGATCAACAAGATTCAGGAACTGTCCGGCATCGATACCGACGACGATGCCATCCTCGAAGACGCAAAAAACTGATGGACGAGGACGGGGACTTTGAAAGTATGTGGGCGCACATCCTCTGGCAGCGCCGAGGCTTGCGCATGGAAGATTTTTTGCGTATGAGCCATGAGTGCCAGCTGGTTTACATCGCCTCAGAGCTTCTGGCTGCAGATCAGCCGCAAAACATGGTTGATATCATGGTCAATTCCCTGTCCAAAATCCGCGTGAAAAAAAGATGACACCGAGCCCGCGCCTCCACCGGCGCGGGCTGACTAATTCTATCCTACGGGAAGGAGGGCTGCGCCGTGGCAACCTTGACTGCCATTTTTCAGGCTCAAGATAATTTGAGCAAGGCCATGGCAAACGCTGGAAACGCCGGAAGCAAGACCAGCGGCATTATGCAGAAGCTCGGCAAAATCGGCTCTGTCGCCATGAAGGGCATCATCACCGCCGTTACTGCTGCTGGCACAGCGCTGTTGGCTCTCGGAAAGAAAGCTGTCAACGTCGGCATGAACTTTGAAACATCCATGTCTCAGGTCATGGCAACCATGGGCGTTAACACCGCAACCGCGGAAGGACAAGCCGCCTACGACAAGCTATCTGCGGCCGCCGAAAAGATGGGCGCTGAAACGGCGTTCACCGCTTCTCAAGCTGCGGACGCCTTGAATTACCTCGCCCTCGCCGGCTACGACGCAGATAAAGCCGTAGCCGCGTTGCCTACGGTGCTGCACCTCGCTGGCGCTGGCGGCATGGACCTGGCAACGGCCTCCGATATGATTACCGATAGCATGGCAGCCTTGCAGATGGAGGTCAATCAGACCAACCTCGACAAGTTTGCCGATCAGATGGCAAAGACAGCCAGCACGACCAACACATCCGTGTCGCAGCTGGGCGAAGCCATTCTGACCGTAGGCGCTACGGCAGCCAACCTTCGCAATGGTACTACCGAATTAAACACCCAGCTCGGCATCCTCGCCAACGTCGGCATTAAGGGCGCGGAGGGCGGCACGCATCTGCGCAATATCCTGCTCCGCTTGCAGAGCCCGACGGACAAGGCGGCCAAGCAGCTCAAGAAATTGGGCGTTCAGGTTTACGATACGGATGGCAAGATGCGCGACACAGGCGCTATCTTTGAGGATTTGAAAAACAGCATGGCGGGCATGGACCAGAACCAGATCGACCAGATCATGTCCACCATTTTCAATAAGACTGACATCGCTGCGGCCAATGCCCTGCTCGCCGCGTCTGGCGACGAGTATGCCAGAATCTTCTCCATCATCGAGCACAGCGGCGGCGCGGCAGCCGAGATGTATCAGACGATGCTCGACAACCTGAAGGGCGACGTCGATATCTTCAATTCCGCTACCGAAGCCCTCTACCTTTCCTTGTACAAGAGCATAAACGGAACCCTGCGCAGCCTGGTACAGACCGGTACCGGCTACATGAATAGACTGAACGACGCTTTCAACGCCGGAGGCTTTGACGGTCTTGTGACGGAGCTTGGCAACGTCCTCGGAGATGCTGTAGGCGTCATCATGTCCTATGCGCCGAAGCTGGTGGAGGCTGGCACGGGCATCGTATTGGCGTTTGTTGACAGCATTGGAAACAACGCTGACACCGTTGCAGAGGCCGCGGTGGAGATTGCCCTGCACCTCGGAGCAGCGGTCATCAAGATCGCCCCGAAGCTGGCGGCAGCGTTCGTCAAGATGATCGGCGCGGCCGGCAAGGCGCTGATCGGCGCGATCCCACAGATTTTCCGCGCTGTGCCCGATTCGATCTATCAGGCATTCAACCTGGACAAGTCCACGGTCATGCGCAATATCAACCGCTTCGCACGCAACACAAGGGCTGCTATCAGCAAGCTGTTCAAGGGTGACCTGTTCGGCGCCGTGGATTCCCTCGGCGTGGCGTTCAATATAGACGAGGGCAAACTGGACAAGGTAAAGAGCATCCTGACCAGCATCGGAAACGCTCTCAGCAAGGTGTGGGGATTTGCACAAAACGCCGCCAGCGCCATCGGCGGCTTCCTCGGCAGGTTTGCCTCCATCGGCGGCGTCGAAGCCACGATTGCTGGATTGGTCACGGGCTTCGCCGCGCTCAAGGCCATCAACATCGGAAAGAATTTCGTGAACATGGCAAAGGGCGTCAAAAAAGCCGGAGGTGCGATGAAGGTGCTCGGCAAGGCCCTTTCGGCCAATAAGTTCCTGCTGATCGCCGCGGCTATCGCCGCTGTTGTGGCCGGTATCGTTCTGTTGGTCAAGAATTGGGATAAGGTCAAGGCAGCCTTAAAGGGCGGCATTGACAAGGTGTTTGGAGCCGGAACCTTTGACAAGCTCTCCCAATCCATGAGCAAAGTCGGCCAGGGATTCAAGAAGATCGGCGACTGGGCGAAGGATTCATGGGGAAAGATGAAGTCCGCGTTCAGCGAGGGCTATAAGAACGGCGGTCTGTTCGGCGGCATCTCCGCTGCTTTCGGCTCCCTGAAGGAAAGTCTCGCCGGTGTCAAATGGGGCGAGATCGGGAGCAAAGCATGGGAAGCTATCAAGGGCGGCTTTTCTGCGACTGGCGACTGGATCAAGAGCCTTGTCCTCGGCGACAGCTACACCCCGGATTCCACGTGGGGTGACGTAGGCTCGAAGATCTGGGAAACCATCAAGGGCGGTATCTCCGTAGCCGGCGATTGGATCAAGCAAAAAGTTCTCGGCGATTCCTATACCCCGGATTCCACCTGGGGCGATGTCGGAAGCAAGATTTGGGAAACGATCAAAGGCGGCATCTCAGCCACCGGCGATTGGCTCAAAGAAAAGCTGGGCTATTCCCCGAGCGATTCCTGGTCAACCATCGGTGCTGATCTGTGGAACAAGATTAAAAGTGGCATTTCCGCTACGGGTGACTGGCTGAAAACAAAACTCGGATATACCCCTTCGGATTCTTGGAGCACGATTGGCAAAAGCTTGTGGAATAAGATCAAGAGCGGAATCAGTGCAACCGGCGACTGGTTAAAAACCAAGCTGGGCTACTCCCCATCCGATTCATGGAGCACGATTGGCACCTCGATTTGGACCAAGATCAAAAGCGGCATCAGCGCCACAGGAGATTGGCTGAAAACCAAGCTCGGGTATTCGCCGTCCGATTCCTGGAGCACGGTTGGTTCGGATATCTGGTCCAAGATTCAGAGCGGTATTTCCGCGACTGGTGATTGGATCAAGCAGAAGGTTCTCGGCGATTCCTATACACCAGACGCTACGTGGTCTACTGTGGGATCCACAATCTGGGAAAAGATTTGGAGCGGCATCACCGACGCAGGCGCAAAGCTCAAGGAAAAGCTGAGCGAGGCGCTCGGGAAAATTCCACAGTATATCTCCGAACTCCTCGGCGGCGGCGAAGGCGGCGAAGCTGCAGAGGGCATCCTGACCAGCATCGGGAGCGCATTTGAACAGTCTTTCGGAACCATCACAGCCGCGCTTGAACCACTCAAGACCACCTTTGAGGAAATCGGTGAAAAGCTCTCCTCACTGTGGACGAAGCTGACACAGGGCGGCGACAACGGCGCGCCGTCCGCACTACAGGCCATTGGCACCGCGCTGCTGAACATCGGTAAAGTCGTGCTCACCGTCTTCGGCGCTGTCGGCACCGTGGTTGTCGGCGTCGTGAACGGCATCATCAACGCGCTCGGCCCGCTGCTCCAGGCGTTCGCCAGCGTGTTCGGCGCTGTGATCGACGTGGTTACCGCTGTCGTTCAGGTCATCACAGGCGACTTCTCCGGGGCATGGGAGAGTATCAAATCTGCACTGTCCGGCGTCTGGAACGGCATCAAGAGCATCGGTCAGGCCATCGCAAACTTCTTTCAGGGAATCTGGGCTGCAGTTTCAGGCGTCATCGGAGCCATCGGCGGCGCATTCTCCGCAGTCGGCGCATTCATCAGAGGCGTGTGGGAAGATATCGTAGCTGGATTGATTGGCTTCATAAACGGAGCTATTGACGTCATCAACGGCATGACTGGCACCGTGTCCAAGGCGT